TTTTATCAGATTCGGCAATCAATATTAATCCACCACCAAGAATGATATGATGAAATAACTTGTTGATGTATTCCCAATTGTTAGCATTACGAATACTCATAGGTAAGTCAGTAGACTCTTGGAAATGCTTGACCATTTCTAAGAAGGCTGGTAGATCAAATTTATTTGCTATTCTTACGTTCATTTGTTAAGGACTCGCATCTGTAACGTTTGTATTTGTATCTTGTGCCACTTGCCCTGCATCTGTTGCAGCCTGACTTTGTGTTGTTGCGCCTTGCTTTGGTGCTTGACCAAAGTCGAATTGCTTATCTGCAATACTTGGAACACGATCCATACTAGTGTCAGTTGGGTTATATTCTTTCCAACTCTCGCTGTTTGTTTTTCTACCTGCGATACGATTCTCTAATACACTCTTAAAACTACTTGCGTTTAGTGTGATTGTAAAATTGTCATCATTGTCTTGTCGTTCTTCACTGATGTTATAACTTGTGACAATACCTGTAAAACGCTGTGCAACATTGCTTAATATATAGTTATTGTTATAGAATCCGCGTGTAAGTTCTATTTTACTACCACGAATCTTATTGCCCAATACGATAGCCATGTTATTGCCACTGACACCACTTAAGCTTATGCTTGTATCAGCACTGGTAACACGAATGTCTCGTTGTTGTATACCTACAGCTAATAATCCACCTAGTGGTGTATATGTTTGACCATCAATTGTTTCAGATTGGTAACTACTGCTGAACGTGTACACATTGTTATTTGCTGTGTTAGCATATTCATTGTAAATTGTTAATTTAACAAACTCAGCATTGTTTACCAATGATTTATTATTTGCTACTGCTGGGATATTTTCCATAATTTATTCCTTATGCTGTACCAACGAATTCGTACAATAGAAAGCTATCACTCCATTCGAGTAAAGCATTGTTAGTTGTTGTTGTGCCATTACCAACGTAGCCACCTGGTATCAGTTTGTATGTAGGCATATTAGGACAGAACATATTGAACTGACAATTGTTACCAACGATAATACCTAAACCAGTTAGTGTACCTGTTAGTATGTTTGGTCTACTTGTTGTAACAGTTATTGTTGATCCACTACCACGCAATACTTGTGTTGTGCTAGTGAATGGGTATGGATAAACACCAGCAGATCCAATTTGTATTAAATCGTTTGGTTGAAATATAACTGCTGTGCTTGCCACAGCGATACCACTTACATTTAATGTTAGTGTGCTACCAACAAAACTTGTTACTGTAATTGTGTTTAGTTGCGCTTGCGTCAGTGCACCTTGATATCTAAACATCCAATTGAATGCGGCTAGATTGCTAAAAGTAACTACTTGTGGGGTAATTCTATCTAATGTATCAAGTGCTTCCATCAATGCACGACCTTCGCTGTAACGAACACTATTTGGAACGTCTAATGTAAACTTCCATGGATTCTTAGTTGGTGTTTGACTTACACGCGGTATTTCGTTTCGTGTGTATTGTATGCCAACTACTTTACGACGGTCTATTAATAACCCGTTGCTTGCATTTATAATTGTTTGTAAACCTGACATATATTTCCTTATCTACCGTAACTCAATTCTTTTTGTGCCATTTGTACTGACCCAAATAATGTTTTGCGATTTTCTGCAAACAATTGGGCTACTGATTTGGCATCAACTGCTGATATGTTATTTGTAATGTATGTGTTGCCACCTGCCCCACTAGTTCCACCACCACTACCACCATTAGGTACAATAGTGCCTGCTGTTTTTGGTACGAACAACTCAGGACCCTTCTCACCAACAATACTTGGCTTGTTGATTGGGGGCTGTCCACCTTCAGCAAAACCTAATAATGAACTAAAGAATCCACTAGCACCAGATATCACACCGCTCAATATTTTACTTGCTTGTGCTTTTAATTCAATCTTAATTAAATCTTGAATAACACTACGAGCAAAGTCACCAAAACTAAACTTACCAGTATTAACAAAGTTATCAATGGCACTGTTCATATTAGTAGTGAATGAACTAAATGCATCACCGGCTACTTTGGCAGCATTGGTTGAATTTTCTATGTAACTATCAAAGGCTGACTTCCAACCCTCTTCCCATGTACGACTTTGCGATAAGTTTGCTGATTGTACATTAGCAATAGCTTGGTATCGTTGAGCAATCAATGCAAGACCATCTGCTAACTTTTTAGCATCTTCTGCACCCATATCTTCAGAACTAAATTGTTCGCTGAATGCACGACTTGCTTCTAGTGCGGCTTTACGGGCATTCTCTTGTATGCTTGCAAACTGTTTCTCTAATGGTGAACGTTTCATCTGAGCACCCTCAAACTCTGCTTCACCTAATTGACCTTGTGTTTGCTGACGAATCTGTAACAATGATTGGTCGTAATTAATTTGTTTTTGTAGTGCTTGATTGATACGCTCAATGTTGTTTAATCTATCTTGTTCTAATAGTTTTAACCCATGCAATCCTTGCATTGCGCCAGTAACACGCTGAACATCAATTGCGGTTTGTTCTTGTATCTTTTTAATTTGGGCATCATAGACGTCAGTAAGTCCTTTTTCGTCTTTACCTAATGCATTTTTTGCTGTTCTTAACTTTTCTGCTTCATCAGCACCACGTTTGTATATTTCTTCTTGTGCTTTAAGAATATCAGCTTCTTCTTGGCTCTTCCCAACAAGCATCTTTTCAACGTTGATGTTATCAATCAATTGTGCATTTTGAGCCTTAAATGCGCTAGTAATGTTTTCAATCTCAATACGCTTCTTTTCTAACGCATCTGTAACTTCACGACTAACATCTGCTTCTGGACTAGATTTGCCACCTGTTGTTGCTTCTGGTGTTTTAGCATCGCTAGATCCACCTAATCCCATTACACCTGCTATACCACCTGCAATAGTACCAATCAATGCGCCAACAGCACGTAATGCTGTCATCAATTTACCATTTGCGGCGAAACTAATTGCGGCTTTCTCTGCACCAGCTACAGCAGTTGATCCAAATGAACTAAAATATTTGCCCACTTGACTAACTGCAGGACCAAGAGCCGCAAATCCTCTAGCAAACATACCAAAGAAACGAACGATTGCCATTGCAATGCCACCACCGAATACAGCAAGCAATACAGTACCTAATACTTTTAATATGGTAACTAATGTGTCAATGTTCTTTCCACCATCAGTAATCTTGTTAATCATCTCAACTAACGGAGCTGTAACTTGCAAGAATGCAATTTTGATATCCATTAATGACTTAGCCATCTTGTCGTTTAATGCGGCTGCTTCTTTAATCGACTGCCCATACTTGTCACCAGATCCTGCGGCATCATTAAGCTTCTGTGCCATGTCACGTGGATCAACTGTCTTAAAGCTTTTACCAAAGATTTCCATCTTTAATCCGGCTTCACGGCTCTTATCAGTTATTCTGTCAAAACCTTCTAATGCCCTAGTCAATAAGTCAGCTTCACTTAATGTACGTAAATCTTCTAATGTAACACCTAATTGAGCAAAAGCACTTTGTGTTTTTAAACTACCCTGTGCGGCTTCATCAATATTCTGTGTGAACTTAACAATGCCACTAGCCATTTGATCTGCTTGACCACCGGCGGCTACTAATGCATCTTGGTATTCAATTAGTTTACCGATAGCAATACCAGTAGCACTTGATAAGTCATTCAAATCATCAGCCATTGTAATTGCTGAACGACTGAAGGCTGCAAAACCTACAGCGGCTAGTTTGCTTTTTAATCCACTAAACTTTGTACCAATAGTATTAAGTTTCTTATCTAGTGAATCTAATGCACCTAAGCCATTTACTTCTACATTAACTTTTGCTGTTGCTGTTGCCATTTATTATTTTCCTTGCACAATCTTATTCACACGCTGTTGAATGAAATCTTCTGTTGGTTTAGTCATACCTTCTGGAGCTTGGTCACTACCACGCATGCCTCTACTTGTCATATGACGACCTTTATCTAACACTTCGGCATATTGATAATTTGCTTCAATAGTCTTGCCCTTTAATTTAGTATTACGTCTAGCGTTACCACTTTTGATAGGAGTTTGTTTAACAAAAAATTGGTAGGCTTCTTTAGGAATGTTGTTCAATTCTTTTTTCATCTTTGACAACATCTGACTCACATCACCTTTAAAGGATGCATCTAAATTAACCATTGTTCATTTCCTTATTCTTTTTAAGCATATCCATTAACTCATCTTGTGTATAGTCTGGTATCGGCTCACGACCATTGTTCATTGACTTCTTATGATGATAATTCTCAAAAGTAAGTGCCGCATCCATAATATACAAATCAAATGTGTTTGCTCTACCTATCACTTCACTGGGTAACATTCCATAACGCTTACCTAGTGTATCTATCCACAATATTGATGCCATCTTTTCACTGTTGATATCAATATTGTCATTTGTTACTTTCCCAAGAGTTCTGTCACCTTACCAATCACCTTCATTAAAACATGTGTTGGCAACATTTGGTCACCAGCTAATATCTGTTTACCTTTCTCATCTAAAATGAGTGTGCGAACAATCTCTACGATTGATGCTGTGTTACCATGGTCAGCGTTAGCTAACTTCATAAATGTTTCCATAGGTTGACGATCCCATGTCCAGAATTCGATTGCTTCACCAAATTCTTTAATAGTTTCTTCATCATCAAGATGAATGTCAATCAATTGGGGTTTTGCTGTGAGGGATGATAATTTCATTTGTTATTTCCTTTTTAAATTATTACATTGTATTTATTCATTATCAATTTCATCTTCTAGTAATTGATTTAGTAATGCTAGACGAAATGCTTGTTTTGCTTTTAACTGCTTAATTGTTGCTTGCATCGTATCAAGCATAGGCATTGCCTTAGCCTCATCTGCAATTAAACTTCTTAGTTTATCTTCTTTGCTATGCAACCATACTGAATGTTCTTCGTTCATTTGTTTTCCTTATTAAAAAAGGGAATACCTTTTATAGTATTCCCTAGTTTTCCCATCTCATACGAGATTAAGGGTTTTTCTCTGTTGTCATTGATCCATCAACTGCCAATGTCATGGGTGTGATCCAGACAGGTGCATCAGGACTTGCTGTTGGTGCTAGTGAAGAAATAAATCCTTGACCAGCATAGTAGTAAGCATTGGCAGTAGCATTGCCACCGTTCATTACAAGTTTAAATTGCAATGGAACTTTATCAATACTTAATTGCGAAATGCCCAAGTTCGCTGCCGAACCTGATCCACCTACTCCAAAGAATACATCATCTTCAATAACCATGTTAACAGAAATCTCATTGTCTGCAGGAGTTGTCAACTTATTCATGTCACCAGAACAAAAGTCTGTATATGAATAAATGCCAGTACTGTTAGTGATGGTAATGTCTTGCAAACAAGTCACTGATAGTGTGTTTGCAATGTTGCCCCAGTTAGCAGTGTTGCTAATTAGGTCAGTACTCACCAATAGTGTTGGTTGAGTGCCTGCTGTGTTTACGGTAATTCTTGCCATTATAGTCTCCTTGTGTTTGGCGTTATGTATTAAATTCTAATCTTGTTAAACTGAATGTCCAAGTATGTTTTTCTGCTTGAGTGGGTCCGAATGTACGAACTTGATCGAAGTCTCTTTCAAAGTAACCATCCATTAATTGCTGACCATCAGTTTTGATAGCAGTAACTAAATTTGCAATAATAGCATTGATTGCTGTATTGTATGGATCGTCTTGGTAGCTAATGTATGTGACATTGAATTCATCAACTGCATGATAAATTGCACCACAATATTGTATACCCAATTGATGAGGATTTCTACTAACTGTATGCACATCACTCACATAGACACCATAACGAACAACTTCACTATCACTAGGGAAGTCACTGTATATTGGTATATTCCATGCTTTAGGTATATCACGTTTCAACACGGCACTGATTTGTGTTTCAGTTACTGTTGGTTCGTTCAATACTGAGTAAGTTACTTCAGCCATTAGAAATATCTCCTATCTCCGTTGAAATAATCAACGTCTGCTGTCCAATTTTCTTCAAGCTTTGTAGTTGGTCCTTGTGGACTATCCATGTATAAATCATAGAAGTTCATAAGTTGCAACGCTTTAGTCCATTCGTTATCACAACGTTTCTGTGCAAACTCGTAGTTTTGCAAATCAACCTCGTTCATGTTAGACACATCGGTTACTAGTGATTCATAGAATACTAATATTGCACCGAACGTATCTAAACGAATTAGTGTCTGATCGTTTTTAATGAGCAGACTTGGATTAAAACTTGAAATCAATTGTCCATTAGGCAGATTAGCATAATAGTAAGCACCCAACACTGTGTCGCAGTATTTCTGCCACCATCCGAACTCTAACTTGTAAAGCCACTCTTGTGAAGCAACTTTAAAGTATGGAGCCCAATCAACTTGTAGTGCAGCCGCTCTACGTTCCGCTGCCGGATCGTAGAACTGTATATCTGCTACAGTTGCGTTTGAGATTCGTTGATATGGTACTGACATATTATATTATTCCTAGACTTAATTCAAATTAGGCTTGAATGATGTTAATAGCTCCGCCTCTACGTAAGTCACCAACGCCAGATCCAAAATATCCAACTCCGGTTAACCAAATCTGCAATCCGCCTGGTGTTTCACCAGTCTTAAGTTGCAAGCCTTCTTTCATAACAGTGAACAAAGCACTGTCACCGAAATAAGCACCGACTAATACAGGATATACGCCGCTACCTTCACTTACGATAACACGTGAAGCACTCTGTAAGAAAGTAGTTGCCATTACCATACAACCGTAGATGTTTTCAATTCTACCTGTAGATAACAATTCGTTACCTAATGCAGATAGATTAGAACCACCAGATTGACTTACTGCACCACCAGTTAACTCACTTAGCAAACGATTCAAACTAGAACCGATTACGCCGTCATCACCATTAGAATCAATAACGATCATTGGGTTACCAGGCATACGAGCAACTTTAAAGTTTTGCTTAATGTTACGAATCATTTCAGTAACAGTCGTTGCTGTGAAGCCTGTTACAGCAGAACTAGCAGTTCCGCCTGATGGTAGTAATTCCATAGCGCCTAATTGCAAGACACGATCAAATCCGTCTGCACTTGTTGCGTAGTATGTATTGCTTGGTGTTGCTTTGAAGCTTAAGAAAGCATTCGTAACACGTTGGTCAACCTTTTCAGCGAATGACTCACCTAGTTCAGCACCAAGCGTTGCAGCCAATGTGAAACTTGTGGTCCATCCGTAGAAGATGTCAAATGCTGTTGTTGCAACTGCTGGAGTTGCTGTGATTGAAGCTTGCTCTAATGATGGGTTTTGCACGTTAGCATTACCAGTGCCCCAAGTTCCTGCAGTAGAGTTAGCATTGTAATCAGCATAAGTGATTGGTGCGAAATTAGGAACTAAGAATGTTTGACCTTGTGTAGGTGTAACAACATTTGTAAAGTTAACTAAACCGTTTGATTCGTGCATAGCACGTAATGCGAAATTGCTGATAGCTGTTGTGAAGCCATCGCCTTCGTTATTTGGACCGCCGAGAACATAAGCCATAATATTTTTCCTTTATATATAAGTTGGCAATCAGAGTATTTTACGACTTGAACTAGATACACTTGCTGATACGCCTAGACCTTTTAGTCCGACACCTTTACCTAGTCCATTCTTGTTAGCCCACGCATTGAATGCGGCAGGATCACGTGAATAGTCTGGTATAGATTCTTCTAGTGCACCAGTAAAACTACCTTGTCCAGGTCTTAAACCAGATCCAGAATTAGTGTTACTCTGTCTTAATAGCTTTGGATTACCCACTGCTACTTCATTTACTAATCCTGAAATTGTAAGTGGCATTCCATCACTACCATAGCGTTCTTGACCCTTCTGATTAACAATAGCATATGTGCCATCATCGTTCCACTGAATATTGTTTTTAACTTTATTCAATGCGTAATCAAGTAAGTCACTGTCAAACTTGTCACCCATAGCTCTTTGAATGTCACTATCTAATTCCTTCTCACGCAATCTTTGCTCTTTTACTGCTAGATCGTTTTGAAGTTTACTAAACTGCTCATGCAAATCGTTTGTAGTGACACGTCCATTAGAACTCTGTTGAGCTTTTGGTTGTCCACTTGGCTGTACGTTGCCAGCGTTATTGTTTTGAGCCCCTACACGTGCCATATATGATAATGCATCTTCAACAGATTGGAATTGTGTTCCGCTTGCGTTTGATAATGCAGTCAACAATGACTGAGTTGTGCTTTTACGAATAGCACCCGGGTTAACGTTTTGCTCTCCTGCTTCACTCATAGAGTCCTGTGCAGTTACAGGGGCTACATCGTTGCCAACGAAATTTTGATTGTCCATTTAATTTTTTCCTTTAACTTTACGTAGTTAGCGATTGTGTAATGTATTTATGCATTTTCATTTAAGATGAATTTTAGCGTCCCGTATTCATACCTGTAAGTATAATTGGAGCAACTTGCTCTGTGTAGTATGTTACACCTATGTTAGTAACTGGAGTGCCGGCACCACCTAAGATACTACTGTTGTCTGATTCACCAACTTCGTTATCGTATTCAGCTTCTTCTTTACCAGATTCTTCTTCTTCACCATACTGTTCGTGAGTTGGTATCATTGAAGGTTCTAAATCTCTGCTGAGGACTTCGTTGTTTTGATCAGCCATTAATGTTCGTAAATCAGGATCTGCGATAGTTTGAATGTATGCATCTTCATACTCTGGTATTGCTGTATCTGGAGCAAGCATACCAATAATCTCTTTTGTGATTAGTGCTTGAATCATTGGGTTATCACCAACAAGATTCTTAGCTGATGTAATCAATGCCATACGATAGTTTGTATCGTGTGCTTCATAGTCTGTGTTATAGTTTACTTCACCTGCCCAACGAACGTTCATAAAACGTGCGGCAAATGTATAAATCATTTCTTCTGTGACTTCCATCAATCTAGCTTTACTTTTAGCTAAACGATGTAATTGCTTGCGTTCTTCAATGATAGCAACGCCTGATGCAATTTGGTTCTTACTATTCCTTAGTCCACCTAACCCCGTAAGTGCTTCAATCTGTTCAAGGATATCTTGTTGTGCTTTAATAATCACATCAACATCTCCGGTGTCAATGGGAATAGCTTCTACTTGCCCCTCATTTGCTCTCACGATAGCTCCCGCGTGAACAGGAATACTAATGCCTTTGTCTGCACGAATCAATGTATGTGCAAACTGTAATGCTGTATATTTCTCGCACTCTAGTTTATAGAACTCACGCATTGCATCACTGGCTGCGTCAATATCACTAATGCCTAGATCCATTGTTCTTGGGTCTCTGCGACCATATGCAATGAATATTGGAAGACTCATACCTGCTGGATATGTGCCAGTGCCAATTAATTCAGCAGGCTCATTCATTTCGCTAGGACCTTTTTTAACTTCATAGCTTTCCCAGTATGATGGGGTGTTAGCATCGCCCAAGTGATAGCACTTGATGTAGTAACAATCTATTTCTTCCATCTCTTTTACTTTAACATACTTAAGCATTGGGCGACCACCATAGTAATCAAACTCCCAATCCCATACGTCTAATGGATTTATACTGCAAACGTAAGGTCTACCTAAACTACCTTGACCTGCTTGTGGCATATCTACTGCTACCCAGCAATGTCCAAAGATACTTGTTAAGTCGCCTACGTTTTCCATAAACGCATTCATACTGCGATTAGTTAAGTCAGAATCTAGTAATAATAAGTCTGCCCATTCAGTGTTCTTTGGTTCAATGCGTGTGCCAGTTGGTGTGCAAAATTGCATATTACGTTTGACACCTGGCTCAAACAATACATCATTGATTGTGTCAACGATGTAACGACAGATTGGCTGTGCGATTGTGTTAGCTACTAGGTCTTGATACAATGTTGAATCTTCACTAGGTCTTTTTTTACGCACATACATCTTGAAAGGTAGTCCTCCAAGATACGCATATTGATATGCCAACATCTCATTGTAGATGTTATCGTAAATAGGATTACGCTTTAATAAGTCTGCTTTGTTTTTCATATTTTTATATTTCTCACATAAATAGGCATTTAGTAGATAATGTATTTATCTACGGATTTTTACTCTTACACTTGTCACCATGAAATCTAGGGTATACATTGTTTGAAATACTTCTATTGCAATGAGGACATATAGTTCTAGGTTGTTTCTTACCAAGCATGCCTGTACCACCAAAGACCTTTGCTCTGCCTTTTGCAAACATATCTTGCATGTTCTGTTTGTGTGTACCTACTCTTAAGTGTGCCGGATTTGCACATAGGGGATTATCACAACTATGTAGGATACTCATGCCTGCAGGTATCTTTGTTTGACTATGTTCTTCATAACTAACACGATGTACTGTACGCATTTTATGTTCGTCACGCATTAAGCCATAGCCAATGTTATTCTTGCCGCCTTGCCACTCCCAACAATCTGTTACATCGTCAACAATTACTTTATTCAATAATCTTTGCAACAATGTGTATCCGCTCTTTGGTCTAGCCATGTTAACTCCATACTTGGTAATCCTCCACTTGATCTCCATTCATTATTTCTTCCCAACTTGGACCACCAGGATACAAAGGACTATCAGGCATATGATCTAAGCCTGGTCGTGCTCTGTTTGCTAATCTTGGATCCATACCCACGTACTCAGGTATTCCTACTGATTGGTGAGTGATTGGGAATAGATGATGTATACCATAACGTATACAGTCACCGAGACCGTCTATGTGAGCGTATTTTTGCTCAGTGTATTTCACTAAGCGTTTACGTGAGGCATCTTCAAAATGGTATGTTTGCAAGGCTTCAAGTAAGAACTTATCATCTGGCTTAACAACTAACCCACCTCTTGCTATAAAAGCATTACTTGTGTTATCTGTATCAGTGATAAGAGGGTTACTCTTTCGTCTGTTAACAATATTGAATCCATATTTCTCTAAGATAATCTTATCAGTTACACCAAAGGGACTTGTAGTGTCCCGATTTACTTGTGTGCCTGACATATCTATGATACTATTGATTCTGCGTTTCGGGAAGTCTTCACGAATAGCACTCGCAATACCTTCTGTGGAGCAGTCTGGTATTGCATAACTTTTCAATATCTCAATTGAACCATTTAATTCCCCGGGTCTTTTAACCTGGGCAATTGTGGCACACATAACACGTTTGTTAAAATCCGCGAAATGGTATAGGTCGCCACCGAAATCTTTTACTTCACTACAGTATTTGTTCTTGTCCCATGCGTAATAGAACATGTCAGCCACTGATTCCCATTGACACATATAGTCTTGTCCAAACTTTAATGGACTAATGATACGTCTTTGTTCGTCAATGAAGTTTTTATTACCACTACGCATCTCTAGGTAGTTGTAATGTCTGACTATATATTTGTCTGGGCTACTCTTTGCTAACTGAAACAAGTCGTGCAATGGTCCCGTACCATTAGGCGTGCTGATAACAATCAATCTACCTGCTGTGTCAGGCTGTCCTACTTTAGGTCGTAAACGATTTGTTATCTCTTGTAATGTATCTTGTGTGTATAGTGCGGCTTCGTCTGCTACCCATACTCCTACGTTTAATCCTCGTAGATTCTCACGCTGTTCTGCACTCTTACAACGAATGAACGTGCCATTTGGAAAGCGTATTGTTAATTCACTGTTGTTGATGTCTTTACCATCAACAAGCCCAAAGTATTCTATACATGACTTCTTGAGTGGCTCCCAGATCAAAGATTTAATCATAGCACCAGTAGGGGCACTATAGATTACATCCTTTCCTTTATGATAGCGAGGGTCACTAGCGAAAATAGGAAGTGCAATAGCCGCAAGAAATGTCTTGCCACTACCAACTGGAACGATATCTATACAATGCTTATCCGTAGTAAGCCAGTCTGCTAGGACAGTTTTTTGTTCGCCAAATAAAGGAATGTCTACGTTACGCATTTAATTTTTAATCTGCTCTTTCATAAATTGAAATGCTTCTATCTTTGTGTCCAGTTGAACCTCTGTACAGTACGGCGCCAACTTCTAGCCATTCAGTATTTTTATAAAAAGGTCTTTGCCAATCTAACCAAACGATGTGCGCTTTAGGTGCACTTGCTTTATACAATTCATTGAACACTTTTTTAATATTCAAACTATCAGCCGGGCAATTGTATCGTTCCTGATATTGCTTTAATCGTTCTTCACCATATGGTGGATCACAAACCCATAAATCATGCTGTGCTATTGCGTGTTTGCTCATTTCCCTAGCGTCAGCATACAATGTATCTGGACTTTGAGGATTGATATCATACTTTTGTCCAGGTAAATTTGTAATATCTGCTTGCCCGGCATATAAATGAGCAATTGATTTTTTATCTGGAAACAATGCGGCAATTCGTTTTAAGTAATTACCTTGATATCCTCCGTAATAATCATTTGCTTTTGCGTAGTTGTTACCTATATATATACAACCCGTAATTCTATTGTCACTACCACAATGTAGTTCCCATTTACTATCTGCTTGCTTATAACTTGTTACTCTGTCAATATTGTTCATTTGTTTATGTTTTCCAGTCTATCAACTCTTTAGTTGGGAATGTAAATGATGCACCTATTGTTTGACCATTGCTGGTAATATCTGTTTCTGTCTTATCTGCAATGACTTTAGCTAACAACATCTGCTGATAGCGTTGGATAACATGCATGTCACCACTTTGTCTTGCTCTAATGTAATCTTGTGCTAATCCTACAGCGAATGGAACATCTTGTTTAGCAATCTCTGCTAGTACGTCTGCCGCACTTAGTTTGACTGTTGATCCTACTTTTCTGCCGCTGTTAGGTCTTGCACCACCACGTCCTGTTTTCTTTTTAACAATAGTAGTTTCATTTTGGAGATTTTGATTATTATCCATAGACTCCATCTCAAATGTATTTGTCAAACTATCATTGACAATGTTTTGGTCGTAATATGTATTTTTAATCATCTAGTAAGCCCTCTTTACGTAATATGTTCTTTGCCCATGCTAGTCCAGGTGGTCCGCCCCATAATAGATATGCTTGTGTGCCGGGTGTGTTCTCTTCGGGCTTGTAATATACTTCTGCACGACTTAAAAAGCTGTATGTACGTTTAACTGTATCTAAGCTAACTTCACTACGATTCATAAACTGTCTGGCACGATTTAAGCCTACTGCGGTGCCACCACGATTGCTTGGGCTAACCTTTTCACGCATCTCTAGTCCACGCTTTGCGTTGTTTGCCATTTGTTCTGTTGCTCTGTAATTCATGCTAATCTCCTATGCTATTACGGAATTCACGTTCTAGTGTTTTATGCAAGTAATGATATGGAGTGTATTGTCGCAAATCTTTACGAAATTGCTTCAGTTCTTCTATATTCATTTGACTCATTAGTTCGTAGATTGGTTTCCATTTAGGTTCGCAACATAACAAACTTGATAGTTGTCTTGCATCGTACTCTATCATGCACCCAATCTCTTTACAATTTCTTCTTCAAGCAATATTTGCTTTGCGTGACCTTCAGCATTGTCTTTAAGTGTCTTGCGTAGTTCTCTTACAATATCTTCATGGTCGTTACGAATCATTTGTAAATATACTCTTACTATGCCAGGGTTATTCAAGCGTTCACGTATTGTTAACATCTTTTTTCTTTCTTACGATTATTCGTTTTGGTTTCTGTGGTATAGTTACTGTAACTTGTGTACCACGTGGAAGCTTACTCATATGATCCATATGTTGCTCTTTTGGTGGGTTAGTTTTGAACACTTGTTCGCTTGCCCACTTCATAAAATTCTGTAGTTTGTCAATCATATATAAACCTTCTCATAATCTTCTACGTTATCTGTCTCGTCTAATCCATCATAAAACTTACCATCACGTTTGTCTTTGTACTTTAGTGCACCAAATACACTGAGGAACTTTTGATTCTTCTTACCCCAGGCTTGTGTAAGCTCTAAGAACCTATCACGACCTAGCATAATCTGCAATTGTGTTTTGCAATCTTCTGGGCTTGGATTGATATCATACTTTGTATCTTCTAACGTAAACATAAAGCTTATGCATTGGTCGATCTCGTACTCATTCATAAATGGCGATAACTCTGTTATCATCTTATCAAGATTCTTTATGTGCCCAACGTAAAATGGTTTATCGATAAGACCTTTAAATTCGCTCAATGTAATGCTCCTTTAGTTATGCTGTCAATCATTTGATTTGTATCAATGTTTACTTTACCTTTAAGCTCAGTAGTCAGTCCAGCTTTGTATTCTTTCAAATAGT